ATGGTAAAGCATATGATGCTATTGTTAAAAGAGGTGTGATGAAAGAAGATGAAGATAAAGAACCAACTAAAGCAGATCTTAAAAAAACTAAAGGTTTAGCCAAAGCAAAAGAGGAATTAGCGTTATTAACTCGTGAAATGAAATCATTAGCTAAAAAATATTCTAAAGCTGAAGGTAAAGAAAAAGAAAAACTAGTAAAAACCTTAAAGGTAAAAACTAAATTAAAAAAAGAATTAGAAGCTATTATAGACAAATAAAGTATGTGGGGTAAAAAAATTTTTAATTTTTTAATTGTAATAGGGGTATGTGTTTTAATTTTTATATTATATAATGAAAGAAAAGATTATGTAGCAAAATACAACAACCAAATAAAAAATTTAGATAAAAAAATTGACTCTTTACATAATAAAAATAAAGAACTAACTTTTCAAATTGACACATTAGAATTAAAAATAAAATATTTAGATAAAGATATTAATTATAAAAATAAAGAAATAAAAAAGTTAAAGGATGAAATTCAAAATAAAATGGATAGTATTGATAATTTTACTCCTAGTGAACTTCAAGAGTTTTTCTCAAAACGTTATAGATAGTACTTTTGTAAAGTTAAAAAATCCCATTGCACGTTTAGTAATTAAAGATCTTATAAGTGGGGATGGAGCTAAGCAAGAACTTATCCTTCTAGAAGATAAAATAAATCTTTTAAATAAAAAAATTATATTAAAAGATAGTATTATTTTTAATTTAAACTCCCAAGTAAAGAATTTTGGATATGTGATAAATACAAAAACTGATCAATTAAAATTATCCCAACAATTATCTAAAAAATTAGAAGTTGATTTAAAAAAACAAAAATTTAAAAACACACTAACTACAGGAGTAGGAATAATAGCCATAATAGGAACAATTCTTGTATTACAATAATAAATGTCTGATTTAAAAAAAATAATCCGTCAGGAATACCTTAAATGTGCACAAGATCCTGTATATTTTATGCGTAAATATTGTTATATACAACATCCTCAAAGGGGTCGTATACAATTCAATCTATATCCTTTTCAAGAAAAAGTACTTAAATTATTTCAAGACAATGATTATAATGCTATATTAAAATCTAGACAGCTAGGTATATCAACTTTAGCTGCAGGTTATGCTTTATGGTTAATGACGTTTCATAAAGATCGAAATATATTAGCTTTAGCAACAACTCAAGCAACTGCACGTAATTTAGTTACTAAGGTACAATTTATGTGGGAAAATTTACCATCATGGCTTAAAGTAGATTCGGTTGAAAATAATAAATTATCTTTAAGATTAATTAATGGTTCAAAAATCCAGGCAAAATCTTCAAACGCAGATGCTGCTAGATCAGAAGCCGTATCTTTATTAATTATTGATGAAGCTGCTTTTATTGATAATATTGCTGAAACCTGGGCATCAGCTCAACAAACATTAGCTACTGGTGGTGGTGCTATTGTATTATCCACTCCTTATGGTACAGGTAATTGGTTTCATCAAACTTGGGTTAAAGCTGAACAAGGAGAAAATGATTTTTTACCTATTAAATTACCTTGGTATGTACACCCTGAAAGGGATGAAGCATGGAGAAAAAGACAAGATGAATTATTAGGTGATCCTAGATTAGCAGCTCAAGAATGTGATTGTGATTTTAGCACCTCTGGGGATATTGTGTTCTATAATGAGTATATAGAATATTATGAAAAGTCTTTTGTGCAAAACCCTGTAGAAAAAAGGGGAGCAGATCAAAATTTATGGGTTTGGGAATCTCCTGACTATACCCGTGATTATATGTTAATAGCAGATGTTGCTCGTGGGGATGGGAAAGATTATTCTGCATGTCATGTTATTGATATTGAAAGTAATACCCAAGTAGCAGAATATAAAGGACAAATAGGAACAAAAGAATATGGTCATTTATTAGTAGGGTTAGCCACAGAATATAATGAAGCAATGTTAGTTATAGAAAATGCTAATATTGGTTGGGCAACTATACAGGTAGCTTTAGATAGGGGATATGCTAATCTTTATTATTCACAAAAGAGTGGAGTAGTAAGTGCTAATTCGTATTTTGATAAATATCAAGATCATTCAAAAATGGTTCCTGGATTTACTATGTCATCTAGAACTAGACCTATGGTAATAGGTAAATTCCAAGAATATATTAGTGATAAAGGAGTAACAATACGCTCCAAAAGACTAATCCAGGAGATGAAAGTATTTATATGGAAAAATGGAAGACCAGAAGCTCAAACAGGGTATAATGATGATTTAGTTATGGCTTTTGGTATAGGAATGTATGTTAGAGATACAGCATTAAAATTTAAACAAAAAGGATTAGATATGACTAAAAATTCTTTAAATAATATGTCTGTAAATAGAACCCCATATCAAGGAGGTTATGGAAATAACCCATATGCTAAAAATCCATATGAACAAACTATGGGAGATAATAAAGAAGACATTAGATGGCTTTTTTAAATTATATTTATAATAATAAAAATAAACTATGGCTGATAAAAGCGTATTTTCAAGATTAAAAAGACTATTTTCTACTGATGTAATCATCAGAAATGTTGGGGGTAATCAGGTTAAAGTAATTGATAGTAGTAAAATTCAATCTACTGGGGGTTTAGAAACAAACTCTTTAATGGATAGATATAATAGGATTTATTCTACAAACCCTAGTTCTTTATATGGAGCCCAATTTAATATTAACTACCAATACCTAAGACCCCAATTATATTCAGAATATGATGTTATGGACCAGGATGCTATTATAGCTTCTGCTCTTGATATATTAGCTGATGAATCAACTTTAAAAAATGATATGGGAGAAGTACTACAAATTAGAAGTGCTAATGAAGATATCCAAAAAATATTATATAATTTATTTTATGATGTATTAAATATCGAATTTAACCTTTGGATGTGGATACGTCAAATGTGTAAATATGGTGATTTTTTCCTTAAATTAGAAATTGCTGAAAAATATGGAGTTTATAATGTTATTCCTTATACTGCGTATCATATTGAGAGGCAAGAAGGATTTAACCCTAAAAACCCTTCAGATGTAAGATTTAGATATGCACCCGATGGTATGGATAACCTAAGTTCAGGTATGTATCCAGTTCCTGGAGCTACATCTGGAAATTTAATGAATGAGCAAGGTATTTTCTTCGATAATTATGAAATGGCCCATTTTAGACTTATTTCAGATGTTAATTATCTTCCTTATGGTAGAGCGTATATTGAACCTGCTAGAAAATTATTTAAACAATATATGTTAATGGAAGATGCTATGTTAATTCATAGAATATCTCGTGCTCCCGAAAAACGTATATTTTACATGAACGTTGGTTCTATTCCACCAAATGAAATAGAAACGTTTATGCAGAAAACAATCTCTCAACTTAAACGTACTCCATTCCAGGATAATAAAACTGGAGATTATAATTTAAAATATAACATGCAAAACATGTTAGAAGATTTTTATATTCCTGTTCGTGGAAATGACACAACAACTAAAATAGAAACTGCACCTGGTTTACAATATGATGGGATTCAAGATGTAGAATATTTAAGAGGCAAACTGTTTGCTGCCTTAAAAATACCAAAAGCTTTTTTAGGTTATGAAGAAGATATTGAAGGTAAAGCAACTTTAGCTCAACAAGACATTAGATTTGCTCGTACTATTGAAAGGATTCAAAGAATAATATTATCTGAACTAAATAAAATTGCTTTAGTACATTTATATACCCAAGGGTATACAGATGAAACTTTAACTAATTTTACTATACAAATGGCTAGCCCATCAATTATCTTGGAACAAGAAAAAATTGAATTATTAAAATCCAAAACTGAACTATCAGCTCAATTATTAGAACAAGGCTTAGTACCTTCAGATTGGATCTATGATAATGTATATCATTTTAGTGAAGACCAATATGATGAATATAGAGATTTATCTAGAGAAGATGCTGCTCGTAAGTTTAGATTAGCACAAATTGAAGCAGAAGGAAATGACCCTGTTGAAACAGGTAAGTCATATGGTACACCTCATGATTTAGCATCATTGTATGGACAAGGTAGAATGTACTCAGACCCAGGTAATGTGCCAGACTCTGAAAAATATGCTGCTGATGACCCTAAATTAGGAAGACCTAAGGATACTAATGTTAAACATAATACTCAAGATGATAATTTTGGTAAAGATCGTTTTGGAGTTAAACGTATGAAGGATAAAGATAAAAATAACTCAAATAGTATAAAAAATAATTTTAAAGGTGGAAGTCCATTAGCACTAGAAACAGCTAAAACTACTTACCTAAAAAATAAAAAATTATTTGAGGGGTTAGATAAAAAACTTTCTCTCTTTAACAAAGAAAATGAAAGAGTTTCTTTATTAGATGAAAAACAATTAAATCAAGTAAAGAAGTAAACTTTTTTACATATTTATAAATAAATATATTTTTTTATGAAAATTAAACATTCAAAGTATAAAAATACAGGTATACTTTTTGAACTGCTAGTACGACAAATCACAGCAGATACTTTAAAAGGCGGTAACTCTCCTGCTATAGATATATTAAAAGAGTATTTTGTTAATACTAGTTTAGGTAAAGAATATAAGTTATATGAATCCATATTGAAATCTAAAGTATTAACTGAAAGTAGAGCTACTTTAATTATTAATACTATATTAGAAGCATCTACTAAATTTAATAGAAAATCTTTAAAGAAACAAAAATATAATTTGATTAATGAAATAAAAAAACATTATAATTTAGAATCTTTTTTTGGTTCTAAAATTGTAAATTATAAAGAATTAGCTGCCTTATATACTTTAATAGAAAATATTAATTCAAAATCTATATCTAACCCAACACAATTAGTAGAAAATAAAGTAACTTTATTAGAATATTTAACTAAAAAAGAAGTTACCCAAAATTCAAAACAAACTGTACTTAAAGAATTTTCTACATACGATAAAGATATAAGAACTTTAACATATAAAGTATTATTAGAAAAATTTAATGATAAGTATGATATATTAACCAAATCCCAAAAACAAATTCTTAAAGAATACATCAACTCAGTAGATTCTACCCCTGATTTAAGAAATTTCTATAATATTAAAATTAATGAATTAAAAAATATTTTAACTAAAGAAACTAAAAATATTAAAGATAAAGCTACTCAAGTCAAAATTACTGAGGTAACTAAATTTTTAACTGAATTAAAGAAAACTGATAAAGTTGGAGATGATAATTTAGTTGATTTGTTGCGTTATTATCAATTAATAAATGAAATACAGGTAGCAAATGGCTTATAAATATAAGATTAAGGAAATAAAAGTAGGAGATGTAAAGATAAAAGATGGAGTTAAATCTATAGTTAAAGATATTGACCCTAAAACTGGTGCTATATCTTGGGGTATAGATTATGTTCCTGCTTTTGATAGTACTTTTAAAGAATTTGACGAATTAAGAAAATTTATTACTAAATTATCTCGTGATACTAAAGATGAGGTAATTGATAAAATTGCAGATGAAGTTAAAGATTCCTTTAACAAATATAGAACACACATTAGAAAAACATATCCTGATCAATATAAAAAAGCAAAAATAAATGAATTAGATTTATCTCATCATATGCAACCTGGTGATGATTGGGGTGAGGTAATATTTTACTTAGAAAAATACGGGACTGATGAAGAAATTGATGCTTATATAACAGCTTTTAAAGAACAAGCAGGGCCTTACTTTGACGATTCTAATTTTGACCATGTTAAGGAATTTCAAAAATGGGTAAAAACAGCAATGAGGACAGATGAAACATCTACTTCTGGTGGTGCAGGTGCCTATAACACACCTTATGCTTTTAAATTAGTAAAAAAGCAAAAAGAAATTGTACCTGAAGGTGATGGTTTACAATTAGTACACGTTTACGATAAAGATGGTAAAATGTATGGTACTGGGTCTGTTGAAAAAGTAGAAGGGGATAAAACGACAGTTCGTTTTGATGGTAATACTGTAAAAAGATTTCCAAGCAATAGAGTAAAACTAGTAAAAGAAAATGTTGGCGCAACATTAGGCCCAGGCCCTAAAGCAGGACCAGAAGGGGTAAAAAATAATGCATACGTAAAACAATTTAAATACAAATTAGTTCCAAAAACTAAAAAAGGTACATATGTACAAAAAGGTTCAGGACTTGATGTTAAAAAATTATTTTAAT